CCGGGAACCGAGTAAATCGGCATTGGACGTGCACAACGCATCTTAATAAACGAATCAAAAATAAAATGAGGCGCGCTAGGCACAGCAATAACACGATCAACAGGTGGATTCTCAATAATGAATGAAGTATTCAAAACAGGTAAAGCAGAAAAATCCTGAGACAAATGCCAAGCATCAAGAGAAGTAGCAAAATTACTACGAAGTTCACCAGAAATAATAGAGGGCTTATAACGATATTCTGCATATCGCTCTTGGTATCCGAACACAGCGTCGTCAGCAACCAAGTTTCCTGTACCTTGGGCAAAAATTTCCTTATTGAGTACACTTTGTTCACCAATATGAGAAAGAGCAGGCCAGTAAAAATCATAACGTGTAGAACGAGACCACATACGGTTTAAACCTTGCTGATAAGTCAAATCAGCACGAACAGAAACCAAACCAATAATAATACAGTGCTCAGTAAAAGACTTACTGAAACCATTATTGCGAACAGTAGTATGTCCAATAGCAGCAAGGTTACCTTGAGGAGATGTAACATCAGTTGAAGAAGTTTGCGCTATAGCATTAACAATGACAGGAGTACTACCACCGCCAAGGTACTCAGGACGCTGAAGGCGATAATCAGGGCTAGTAACGCCGAAATGAGCCTTAATAATTTCAACATAACGAGTACCTCCACGAGCATCACGCTCTAATAAACGTTGAACCTGAAAAGCTTGCCTTAACTGATTAATAGTTGCAGCAGTAGCAGCCGAAAGATCAGCGTATAAACCAGATGCACCAGACGCCATAACACCGAACGTTATACTCGAAGCTATACCAGATCCAGACGATGCAACACCGGGCTGAGTACCATCATTACCAGAAGCAGCGGTAAACAAACCAGCACCACTACTATTTAAACCATAATTAGTAGTTCCATCTGTCAAACCCAAAGTAGCATTACCAAAAACAGGAGCAGAAGAACCAATAGGAAGATCAACAGCAGTACCCTTCTGAGGCCAAGGTAAACAAGAAGTGAAATAATCATGTCGTTTACCACGACGCTGCAAAACATAATTGGTAGGAGAAGAAGCAGCATCACCACGATCAACTACAAGAGAATCTTGTAAATTTTGATCACGGAACCATTCATTCCAAATAAGATTATATGCACGATGGAAAAGAGCAGAATGCTCGAGACCGGGAACCTCAGTTGGAATACCCATATAATCTGACAAAGAACCAGCGGTATAGCCAGTAACAGCAGGAGAAGTCATAGTAGGAATGGTGTAATCAGTTGAATCACCCGGGTCAATCTGTTCACCATTAAACTTCTGCCAATTATCCCAAACAAGACGCATAGGTACCGCAAAAAAATGAGTGTCCATATACATATTATCCATCAAAGGATATATGGGTGTTGCAAGACGTGCGAATGCAGTCATATCAACATTATAAGTATCACCAGGAAGAGCCTCATCAACCAAAATAGGAATTAAGTAACCAGCATCAAATGTAGTTTTATGACCATGTGAACGATCAAAACTAGAACGCTGAATATCAGCTTTGGGAACTTGAGAAAATTGGTGCGTCATAACAGATTTCATGATGTAGGCTCCTCAACAATAAATGAACGATCAACAGACTCAATTAACTGATTCACAAATCCATGTGAAATAGCATCAAGGGGAGTCATAACACCCTTGGTAGTATCAAACAAACCAATTTCAATTAACTCATGGTCAGCAGGATAAAGACCAATATTATTATCACGTGCTTTGCCCGCTTCCACAACAGCACGAATGGCAACGCCAACAGTAGGCACAAAAAAAGGTGAACCAAAAGAACAAGCTTTAACATCACGTATAGAGAAAACCCTGAGAATAGACATATTTACACCTCAATAGAACGTTTAAGAGACTTGACTTGAGCAGTCTTGACGGTTTCCCGAACACGCAGTCTTTGTGGCGTGTTATTCCAAGCCTGAGAGGTCGCATTACGAACCCTCCGGCCACGAATCTTGTTGTGCATTAACCGACTTGCGGCAACACGAATAAAAAAATCTTTCTGCACTTGTTCAGTGCAAGAAAAAAGAGTCTTCCAAGGAATAGACTCCATCTGCAATAACTTTAAATAACGCTTAGGCGCCGGTATAACCTGATCGCGCATAATCACAGAATCATCCGGAAAAGTATCATCAGAATATTTAAGCCACCATTCATGACCAATGGCAGGCTTAAGAGACATGGTTATATATTCAGGCTGTCGCTGAAATATTTCACCAGTCAAAGGGTCGGTTACTTGATAATGCTTTTCAGCAGCATCACCAGTTACCTTCTTGACAATATACCGAGCAGTATAAGCAGCAGTCTCAAAAGAGACATCGCCAATGGTACAAAAACCATAACCCCAAATACGATTAAGAACAGCAGAAGTAAAAAGCTTGTTTCCGTTATTCTCGGAATACAAAACCTTATCAGAAAAATCATGCCCAAAAATTAAAGCATGATAATGAGGGCGGTCAGTCTGTCCGCCATACTCACCGCAATGAAAAAAGCGGATACGTTGGGGAGATAACTCTTTACGAAGACGTTTCATGAATTGCTGAAAGTGCTTCTTGTTTAGACCTTGATCATAAGGTAAATGATCATCGTCATACGTCAGAGTGATAAAGCAATTTTGAGTGTGTCCAGCAGACTCATGCACCAGCCGCATTGCCCACTGCCGACTTCGTTCAAGACGGCACCCAATGCAACGGCCACAAGGTACAGAGATCTCTTTATCCACATATGCAAGACTCCTATCAAAAGTAACAGAACGCTTCCCGGAGGGATTGCGTATCTTAGAAAACCATCCCTGCAATGGCTTGTAACATGGCATAGCTTAGAGCCTAATGCCGCCGCGCATAACAGGAGAAGGGGGGAGATTCCGTTTATGCAAACGATTAGCACCACGCGAAAAACTGCGCTTAGATTGCGACTTAGACATACGCTGACGCTGAGACATAATAACCTCCTAAAATTAAGTGCCTGCAACGCTTCAGGGAGAGCGACTAACGACAGGCAAATAAAACATAACAAATAAATTTGTAAATGTAAAGACTTTTATAAAAAGTAACAAAAAAGAGACACTAAAGGTCTCTAAAAGGTGACGGTGTCACCTAGACCAATTACATCAAGAGAGGAATTGGTCAAAAACACTGATAAACCAGTGTAAACAGTTGATTAATATCAACTAAATAAAGACAGCCAAAGGCGTCTACAAAAGGGGAAGAGGCCACTTAAAAATGAAGCGTGGCAACCTTCACCCAATCGCTACGCTCGAAGGCGTTTCGGGACGACCGAAACGACCATAAAAAAAGGCACCCTGTAAAGAGTGCCTAAAACGGGCTGAAACGGCCCTAGAAACGACTAACGTCTAAACGGTAGGTGCAACTACCTCAGGAGCCTTAATAGGCTCAGGAACAGGCATTAAAATGCCTAGCTTAGCAGCCTCATCACGATTCGTCGCATCGGACACAAAGTCCATAAAAGCCGGGACAGAATGTCCAAAACGCTTACGCACGGCAGAAGGAAGCTGATCAAATGAATCTTGAGCTTCCATAACGAGATGCATAGCACTCTGAAAATCAGTAATACCAATATCCCCATACTGGGGAACACGGGTATCTTGACGGGCTAAAGTGCCCGTACGCTTATAATTGTAAAGAATCTTATTAACATCACATGAATCCTTTTCGGATTGTTTAGTTAAAGAATCGCCCTCAGGAACTGAATAAAGACGGGCTTGAGTATAAGGTTTGCGAAAATCCATAATATATAACTCCTTAATAAGAACCAGAAGAACCACGCTTACGCTGTGGATTAAAAGAAGGCGAATTCATAAAATCTTTCATTCGCTTAGAAACATCGGGAGGGGCTGGACGCTTAATACCCTCAATAAGACGATCTTTCATCTCAGTACCAGACGGAATAGAAACAGAAGGCAAAGAAAAAGCAGAAATAGACAAACAAACGGAAATAGACTATTTCAATAACATGAAATTCTATAACTTTTCAAAAAAAATATCATCTATAACACCAATAATGTCATTATCAGAAAGAATTAGTCAAAACAGAAATTCTAATAATACTAAAACAACAAGAAAAAAAGATCCATTATGGAAAAATGGAAAATATTATTAATAACTTTAAAAAATGAAATATCCAAAACTAAAAGGAAGACGAGCAAGACATAAAGTAGCTCAACTAAAAGCATTTAATAAACACACCAGAAGATTTTTTAGCTAAAAAAAATGAATAAAAAACACCTCCTAATAAGTGGAGTAATAATTGGTACTAGCTTAAGCATTGGTTTAATAGCACTAGCAAGCCCAGCAAGTTCATTACTTATCTCAAATCCAACCACTGCCGGAGTACTATACTCATCAGGAATAGCAAGCTCAACCATAGACGCAAACTCAAACATCATTATAAAAAATAATAATATAGGAATAGGAACAAGCACTCCCTCAGGAAAATTATCTATTGAAAACTACAGCACAACAACAAACAAAACACCCTTATTTATAGTTTCTTCATCAACAAATTCATTAGCTACCAGTACTTATTTTATCATAAATTCTATCGGAAATGTTGGAGTAGGAACAAGTACTCTAAACATT